AAATGTTTATAAGTAACTCTTTTACTTCCTTCCTTCGCATTATGGTGGTCAGCCATTCTATTGCCATAAGTCGGGCTTGTGCATATCGCATCAAAAGAGTTGCTTTGAGCCCACGTCATATTTGCAGCATCTCCAATATGCCATTCATCAACATTATGCGGTGATGTTTCCGCCCATTCTCGTTCCAATTCATTACAGATTACTTTGCCAGTAAATCCGTGTTCTTTTATCAGAGCAAGTTTTCCTACGCCTCCGAAAATATCAAGTACATTCTCACATCCAATAAGCAATTCAGCAAATTTTGGAATGAAACTATTTGTGTACGTTGCAGGGTGCTTTATCATTTCGTTATGGTTTTTAAATACATACGCCTAACAGCGGTTTTGTGCTATTTGCCCCATTAAGTTTGTTGTTAAATTAAACTTTGTGCAAGGGGCAAATAGACACAAAGCCGCAAAACGTTATATGTAATTTTTTTTTGCCACGCACAGATAATTTTGTAAATTTGAACTATGAAATCAGAAAAAAACATTACAATAATTGCAATAAGTTCAATTATTGCAGCATACGGAGTAGTTAAAACGGTGAAACTTAAAACAACCGAGCCAAATATGTCGCAAGGCGATAGAACTTTAGCAGGGTTAGCCATCTTAGGTGGTTTATTTGGTCTTGGTGTTGGTCTTATTGGCTTTAATAAGGCATAGCCACCGCACAAAAAACTACATATAACAGCACCTACCCAAAAGCGGGGGTGCTTTTTTAGTTTGTATTTATCTGCATTTAATGTAATTTTCTCCATATTTCGACAGTTTTGTGTTTCTAAATCCCCACCTTCGGCAATACCCAAAACCGCTATATAGCTTTGCAGTATTTAGTCAAAAATTCGTTTGCTGATATATCAAAAAAAAGCATAAGGTTATACAACTCTGTAATTGTAAGCTCATATTTAGATTGCTCTTTTGTTTTTCGGATAAATGACACCCAACGAGATTTTGGGCTACCTTTTGAAATTACAAAATTTGCAAGCTCTTCTTTTTTTAGCTTTATTTTATGTTTCTGATTATAATCAAAAACCAATTTTCTCATATTTATATATACTTTACCGATAGGCTTTTTATCCAAATCCAATGCCTGTTCTTTATCATTTATTTGTCCTTCCATTATTTTTATTTTTCTGAAAGCATTTCATCAATAATAGACTTTCTGCCTTCGTGATACGAAATGAGATTTTTAATTTCTGAAACCTTCTGCCAATCCACTCTGCCACTTACAATGAAAAGATTATCAAAATCCTTTGAATGCTTTTCGATGTTATTTTCTTCTGCCTCCGCTAATTCTTCTAATAAATCAATAGAATAAGATACCATGTTGCGTTTTTTTTATGTAAATTATTTTTATAACTGTTATAGCATAGATACATCAGCATTATCCCAACCATTAGGAAAGTCAAATACTTTTATTGAATGCAAAGCTCTTATAATTGCCCTTCGCTCATTCTCTGCGGTTATATCAACGTATCTTGGAGCTAATTCAGGAAGTCCTTTAATTGTATTCAAATATACCCGATATTTTTTATCATTATATTCACGTTTCTTAAATTCGGGCTTAAATTTTCTATTCCAATTTTCTCTATCGAAATCTTTAATATGCGTTAAATGTATTTTCCTAAATACTATATCAAATGTCTGAATAAATATTTCACCATTCATCTTTTCTCTAATACATTCATTTAAGCCTTTATCTTCTATGTCAAATAGAGATATTTTTAATTTAATCACATTTTCGCTACCATTAATCTTGATTGAATAATCAATGTTTGGATTGAACTCTTTTTCCATTTTATTTATTTATTTATTTTCTAACAAAAATCACTTGATAACAGCTATACTCCGAATTATACTTGATGTTTATTTTACTGTCTGAAGAATACCAATAACTCCCCGACCTTGTATAGTTTTTATCAAGCAATTCAACAAGCAAAGAATATTCAATATCAAAATGGCTATTTATATATAGGTAACACAAATTAGATTCATCAAAATAATAACTTTTCAAAGTATTAAGCACTCTATCCTGACTTATCAAAAATTGACTCCCATCGCTAGTAAGTTTTAATTCATAGCTATCGCCCTTAGATGACAATGCGTTAATTATCTCGCGCTTGGAAAAGTTAATATAATTTTGACAGTATGCCGATAAGCTAAAGAAATAAAGAGAAATTAAAAGGGATAACTTTTTCATGTTATTATATTTTAGTTTTATGTGGTTTAAAATTTATTTGCGATTTGCCATTTTTAAAATACTAGAAACCTCCGCGTTAATTGCTAATATTTTCTATTCAGAAAACCAATTAGGAATGCTTCTTTTTGTCCATTTACAAAAATCTTTTTTTGCGCCAATATAATAATTGCGATAGCTTTGAATAGCAGAGTTTACTTTATACTCTTGTGGCATAGCCAAAGGGAAATCAGTAATACCTTTATCTAATAACATGGGCTTATTTAAAATACACCAATCAATAATTTCTTCGCATTTGTGTTTACGACCATATCTGTATGTGTATTCTGCACAAAGTGCTTTACCCAAATTCAAAAGCCATATATAGTTTGAATAACTATCTCGAACCCAAATAGCGCAAGGATGATTTTTATGAGTTAGCTTATAGGGTGCTTCTATACCATTCAACCAATGAACACCACATAGTAATTGCGCTGTTTCGAGAATCATCTTAACACAATGCTTGTCATTATGGTATTCAGCGCATTTAGTAACATCAATATCTAATACAAAAATATTCATCACAAAATCAATTATGATGCAAACATAATGATTTATTTTAATTCTTCAAATTATTTATATTATCGGAACAATTTATTTTGCACAAACTTATCAACAATATAATGTTGATTTAGTACGGTGTATAAACGGACTTTCCGTTAACCTTACTAGCTTTAAGTATTTGTTTTCGGTTTCCTAATCCCTTATAGCTGACATGAACCCAATCGGGATTATCAGAATTACCAAATTCCCAAATTAGTTGGTCGAAATCTAAATTATCCTTTATGTAATTGAACAACTTTTTATTATCAGTGGCAGTATCAATATCCATAGCCTGACCAAAACAGTGTTGGCTTGTTAAACTACTACCTGCAATAGCTGCATTAAGAGCCTTACCTCTATAAAAAGAGTTTATTTTAATTGGTTTTCCATACCATACTCTTAAAGGCTCAAATACCTTTTCTGCTAATAGCTTCATATTAGCTAAATGTTCTTCAGTTGGGCTATTATCAATACCTCTTGCCTCGCCTGTTGCAGAGTATGTTGCCTCTTTAATCGTAATGTGATTTGAAATTTTGCTCATTTTTTATTATTTATTAGGTTCTTGTGTTGCATATTTAATACCCATAATTGTACCAACTATTGAAAACGCATTTGTTAGCAATACGCTAAACATATTACTCCAAGTTGAGCCAATTATCTGTGTATCTTTACCTGTAATCATCGCCATCCAATATAAAATAGTAGTTATAACACCTACACCAACTATAACCATCAAAGCAACTTTTACAATAGTTTTAATTAACTCTGATTGACTTTTCTTAATCATAGTGTCTAAGTCGTTCAAAGCATTATTTTTTTCTATCTCAATTGAGTTTTTAAGTTTTTGAGAATTATCTAGTTCTATTTGCAAATCTTTTGAGAGGGCATCTATTTTTTTCTTATTGTTTACAGAATCAGTAACATCAGTTGCAATTTTGACTACATCGGTTATATTTCCTTTGCTGTCAAATACAGGATTATAAGACGCTTGTAAATAAACAATAGAACCATCTACTTTTTTTCTTTCAAATGTTCCATCAAAGAATTTCCCCTTTCGTAATTCTTGCCAAAACTTAGTATATTCATCAGACTTAGAATACTCATAGTTAACAAAAATACTGTGATGCCTTCCAATGATTTTATCTTTTTCATTGGATTTATATCCCATAGTTTCTAAAAATACAGAATTTGCATCTAATATATATCCATCAATGTTAAAACTAATAATAGCCGTACTTCTGTTAATTGCATCTATTTGTTTCTTACTATTTACAATTACAGTAATGTCAGTAGCAATTTTCATTATCTTGGTAATCTTATTATCCTCATCAAAAATTGGATTATAAGTTGCCTGAAGATTTACAAGACTTCCATCTTTTCTTATTCTTTCAAACTCACCTTGATAATGTTTACCACTTCTTAATATATCCCAAAACTTCTCGTATTCAATCGACCTTGAATAATCTTCACATACAAAAATGCTATGTTTTTTTCCAATAATATCATCATGATTACCTTTACCATAACCCATTGTTTCCAAAAAAATGTCATTAACCCCTAATATAACTCCATTAAGGTCAAAATAAATAATGGCATTACTGCGATTAATCGCTTCTAGCCTACTAAGCAATTCTTCTTTTGGTAAATTTTTCATTCAATCATTTAATTAATAGAAAACACCGTAGCTGATGTTTCTATTTTTTTTTCTTAAAAATACTTTCTGCGGATGTAAGCCCTAAACAACCAAACGCCAACAAAGCAACGCTTTCAACCAATGGCGTACTCGGCATTATTTTTTCATCACTAAAACTATTATGATAAAGAGTTGCACAAAGGAATATGGTACACAAAAGACCACAAAGCCTTTTCATACTAGGAGTATCAGGACTGTTTACGAAGAATCCCGAAAGAAAAAGAATACTTGATTCAAAATATTTTTTCAATAAATACATAACCTTGATTTTAGCCCACTAAATTAGGGCAAAATCAAATTAGTGCATGAAGTATATCCTCAAAGTCAGATTTGCTTTCTTTACCTGTTAAGGCTATTGGCTGTAATTTTGAAAATTGTATGAGATTTTTACTATGCTCCTGCATATTGCTCCAATAATCTTCTCCAAAAGCATGATAATCCTTTTTTTCAAAAAAGGTAAATCCTAAAATAAATTCGGAAATATTTATGTTCCTATCAAAATAGACGGTTTCAATCCCATCTCCATCTTTAAAAAAAGACATACCAATAAGCAACCTCGAATACGCTCCTATATAAATAAATATTAAACCGCTTTTATACATTTCTATATTTTTTTGGGTTGAATCCGACCCATTATTTTTGCACATATTAATATTATTCAATTTTTTTGTTATTAAAATGGAGTGTCATCTTGATTATTATCTTCTTGCAATATTATATTTAATGGAGTAAGACCTTTAAACTTGTTATTATCTTTTTTAATTGGAGCATAATTATCTGATTCTACTTTTTGCGAATTATCTTCTTCTTTATATTGATACTTAGTAGAAACATAATCCTTAAACTTTGTATATTCAGACACATATTCTACTCTAATATCACTCAAAGAACCATTTCTATGTTTAGCTATAATAAAATCTGCTACACCTTTGCTATCACTGCCATCTGTTAATGGCAAACCATAATATTCGGGGCGATAAAGAAATATTACTATGTCTGCATCCTGCTCTATTGAACCCGATTCTCTCAAATCTGAAAGAATAGGTCTTTTATCACCTGCTCTAGATTCAACCGCTCTACTTAATTGCGACAAAGCAATAATAGGTATATCCAATTCTTTTGCTAACGCCTTTAATCCGCGAGATATTGAGGAAATCTCTTGCTCTCTACTACCCTCTGCCTTTTTTCCGCTCCCACTCATTAATTGCAAATAATCAATCACTATCAAACCTATATTATTTTCAACTTTCATCCTTCTAGCGCGAGCTTTCAATTCAATAATAGATAACGCAGGAGTGTCGTCAATTACAATATTGGCATTTTTCAATAAATCAATGCTACTTGTAAGTCGAGCATAATCATTTTGGTTCATTCTACCATTTCTTAATTTATCATTTTCTATCTCTGCTTCAGAAGACATTAAACGAGCTGTAAGTTGACTTGTTGACATTTCGAGAGAAAAAACACCTACACCAATATTTCCCAAAATAGAAGCATTTCGAGCTAAATTTAATGTTGCTGCTGTTTTTCCCATAGACGGACGACCCGCAACTATAATTAAATCACTTTTTTGCCAACCACCTGTAATGTAATCTAAATTCTTAAACCCCGTAGGAACACCTAGCACAGACCCATTTTGCGCTTTAAACATTCGGGTATCAATAAGTTTTAATTCTTCATAAATTGCATCTGACATTTTTGACTGATTGCTACCCTGAATACTATCTGCTACTTCTGAAATCTTTTTTCCTGTATAGTCAATTAAATCAAAAACATCCAATTCTTGTGAAATTGCTTTTTTATAAATCTCAACACCAAC